CAACTTCTACGGGACTGAATTCCCCACCAGTTGCGGCCTGGCTTGCTTCAATGACCGCTTGGGTTGCGCCAGAACCGGCTGCGGCATAAGGAATGGTGGTTGCTCGACCTGCTGGTGTAAATGCTGCCACTGTTGCCCCTACCCGTGGCACATCTTGCATGGTTAAACCTGGCTCAATAACGTATTCTTTCCCATCGGTAGGAGAGCGTAAAAATACAGTGCCTTGCTGGTCTAGGCGATAAGTTAAGCCAGGGAAATTAGCTGCAAAAATCTGAGCGCGTTCTTCGGAACCAGCCATCAACCCGCCAAGTGCTGCTTTCAGTAAACCAAAGGACATTTGGTTAGTCTCTGGCATATCGTAGATTGTTCGATTTTCAGCAAGCGCCGCCGCAACCTCTGGCGATGCAGAGCGTTTGCTACCTGTTACCTGCTCACGGATGCCTTCAAAAAAGCCTTCCATGAAGCCCGGGGTTTTCTGTGCCGATTGCTCAGGCGACAATAGTGGTTTATTAAGTGCTGCGGTGAGTGCTTCAGAGGATGCCGCAGCGGATGCTGCTGGCGCAACGGCTGTAGCCGGTGTAGCGTCTACCTTTACCCCTTTGGCAGCCAATTCTCTGACGATTGCATCAACATCACTAGCAGCACGAGTATCGCCAGCATTCTTTAAGACTTGAGCAGCTTCCAGTGCTTTCAGCAGAATTGGAATAGCCTCTTGATCGCGGGCAGTCTGTGCACTAGGAGCTACTTGCGAACTTGGCGCAGATGCAGCGGGCGCAACACCACCACCTGCACGAATTGCCGCTACTCGCGCTTTCAGATCAGGCGAATCTTGCGGAACATCGTCTGGGATGTTATCGATGGTAATGCCATCTTTTGTGGTGATGGAATAGGGCATATTAGTAATCCACCGTTACATTTCGTTGCCCAGCAGCAGGAGGTGCTGCGGTTTCAGGACCGAATACATTGTCAGGATTGAGGCTGTAGTTTTTGACCACCACGCCAAGCGCCTTCTTATCTTCACCTGCTTTTTTCTGAGCTGAGTCTAGATATTGCTTAGCGAGGGTGACGTACTCTTGGCGTTGTTTTGAATCCAATGCAAAAAGTTTTCCGCTTTCCAGTTGAGTGAATTGGTTTCTCAGGCGTTCGTATAGGCCAGATGTGTCTCTGGCAGTTGCGAATTCAGTCTCGCGCACCACTGATCCTGGGTCGAGCATCTTCATGAATCCAGTAATCAAAGCAATATCGCCTGGGCCAGTCTTTGCATCTGCTGACGACTTCATGTTTTGATAGGTCGTTCCCAGTTCGCTATACACTTTGGTGCGGGCAATGTATTCTTTGCGTAGCTTTTCTTCTTGTTCAAATTTCTTGGCTGGGTCAACGCCGCCAGATGCTCTGAGTGCTGCCAGTTCAAGTGTGATTTTGGCAGTTTCCTCACCGAGCTTGTTAGTCATAGCAATTGCTTGATTTTTTTGCTCTTTTGTCAACCCAAGATCAGCGGCTTTCTTTTCAAGGTCTGCGCGTGTGTTGTACAAAGCATAATCTGCATCGACCTTGGCCTTTTCAGCTTGCGCCTGTGCTAACTTACGCTCTGCTTCTGCCTTAGCTTGTGCGTTGTCAGCGGTAGCCAGTGCTGTTGTTGCGTCTGACAAGGCTTTTTCTGCATCGGCTTTGCGCTTTGTAATTTCCGCATCTACACTGCCAGTAGCTACTTTAGCTTCTGCCCCTGCTTTTTCTGCTGCGGCTTTGGAAGAAGCCAGTTCAGATGGTGCTTTTTCCTCAGCTCTGATTGTTGACAAAGTTCTGTCCACATTTTCAAGCAATTCTTTACCGCCTGGTAAAGCTGCAATCATCAGTCCAATGGTGGTCTGTGCGCCTGGTTGATTTATATCAATCATCTGCAAATAGGTCTCTGTGGCTTTTGCATCTTGCTCACGCCCTGCTTTCCTATATGCAGCCGCTTGATCTGTAAGCAAGTTTTTTGCAACAATAGGCTGTCCAGATTTAAGTGCCGTATAGACTTGAGTAGCTTGCTGCAAAGTATTTTGTTGCTGTTCTTTGGTTTTTCTTTCAAAACCTTGGCTTACGAGTGTCGCTTGGTCTTTGGGTAAAAAAGCTATTACCTTGTCATAATCTGCGGCTGTTGCAAATGGATTTGCGTACAATTTTGTTAATTCTGTTTGAGCTTTTGCCGCTCTATCACGAGCTGTTGCCTGTGCTTGAGCCTCTGCACCCGCTGCGCCAAGTTTGAAGCCGCCGATTGCTGCCTCAAATGGGCTTTGCACATCAACTGCGTAGTTGATTGGGCCTTGGAATGGGTTAATGGTTGCCATATTTTATTGCTTTAAAAAGTTCTCAGGTCAACACCCTGAACACCAAAACCAAATGGTCGGCCTGAACCATACTGCATACCAAGGAATTGAGCTGGCATATTCAATAGCTGACCATAGGCTTTAGCCTGTCCAAGTTGTCCTCCTGCTTGTGCTGCTGCTTGTTGTCCTAAAAGATTTGCTACGTTAACTCCTGTTTCCATACCAGCAGCACCAACACCAGTAGCAGATCGTTGACCCATGCTTGCAAGTCCACCAAGACGACTGTATTGCTGCTCAATAAGGCCGGACAAAAGCTGCGGACGGAATTGCCCAAGTGCAGCCTGGATGTTGCCGCCACGAACCCCGCCAGTTGCTGATGCACGTTGAAGCAATGCCTCCTCGCCCTGACCAGCAAGTGCTTGGAATGTCTCACCACCTCTAATGCGCTCAATGGCTGCACGCTCGGCCTCTGGCCCTTGTAGACCAAGGAATGCTTGCTGCGCCTCAAGTGCTGGAACACCTGCTTCGGTGTAAGGTTTTAGCAATTCACGCATAGCATCAAATTGCCTGCGCTGTTCTGCAATTCCAGCAGCGGCTGCACCAGATTGCGTTTCAGCAGCCCTGCCAGCAGCGTCTGCTTGCATTGCGCTACCAATAAGTTGGCTTCCACCAACGACTACGGCTGTGACTGGATCAGGCATTGCCGAACTCCTTTATGTAATCTTCAAATTTTTCGCCATACAACTCCATTACAAGATGAGCATTTTTTGTGGCAAAGCCTGGTCCGTGCGTGATTGATACAGCCATCAAGATCAGGTCGTAGTAGCCCGCACGCCAAACAAATGATCTGGCATCAGCTTGGCCTGCACGCTCTGCCTGGTCAGAGGCTTGCCACTTCATGATTGCTGTGGCGAGTAAAGGAATGAGGTGGTGGCTATTGGCAATAAAAAATTGGTTTTGATGCATACCCACCAATGTGTTCCAAATAGCCGCATTTAGGTCTTTGCGCTCAACTGTTTCGCCATCGGCAACATCGTCAAAAACCTGGATTGCATCGTAGACCATAACCAGCCATTCCACGACTGGCGCAGGCAGTAGCAGAACCCTTTGTAGGTTCTCTTTGAGCCAATCAATACCAGTCATGCACAACTCCTGTTAAGGGTGAGCTGCTGGTGGCCCGTTAGACTCAGCAGCTCGATTTTCGCACAATTTTACGAATCTTCATACTCTTCATCTTCCCATGCTTGGCAAACACGCATGTCGTTACAGATGAAGTTCAGTTTTTCACAGTGACCTCGATACCCATAGCCTGTGTCGTATCCAGCCATTGGGATGCGCTCAATACGCACTTGGGTCATCAGGCTGTTGTCGTAGTACCCGCAATTTGAGCAATGCTTGCGCCGTGCATCCTTTGCATCGCACTGCATAGCTTCGCTCAAAGACTCATAAAACTCAGGGTTGGCTTTAGGGTCGTTGCTAGGTTCTTCTGGCCCATAGTGCCAATCTTTTACCGCAATTAAGAAGTTGGCCTTGTTTTCGGCAACGGTCAAAAACTCCTCTTCGCTGGGCAAGCCCATGAAACCTTTGGGGATAACCATAAATTTGTCCATGCTGTGCTCCTTATGAAATTTCGCGGCCTGATGCACGAATGGTTAGGGATGTTCCTGCCCCTGCCAGCGTAGATATAAAACCACCAACGTCTAATGCCTGACCCACCAGCTCGGGGCAAGTGTAGGTCTCATCAGGCACGATGGTTCGCGCATCAATAATCAGGTTCGATGCCCCTGCTGATCCAGACACAGTGACCAGATTGCAACTGAAGGCTACATTGTTGGCACTGGTGTTTGTCACTGTGAATTTGTCAATGATCGCCTTGACATTCGTTGCGGTGTATTGGGTGGTTTGGCTGCCTTCAGCTTGCTTGGCTGGAATTAGCACTTTTACTGTGACGGTCATTGGACACCTTCGATGTTGTTGTTGACTGTGAGAATTATGGACGGAATCGCTGGAACTGGGGCAGTTGCTGCTACCGCCAAAACTTCAACGCTCAAGTCGGTGACTGAAAACATAATCTCAACGTAATCATTGGCTTTAAGTTCTAAAAACAAATTGTAGGCTGAGAAAATTTCTGCATTGTTACCTTGGATGCGGATAAACCCTGCGCTGTTGGCAATGTTCACACCGTTAAGCCTGAACCAGATATAAAACTCCGCAGTGCCGCCCGAAGTTTTGTCGATTTGAAAGCTAAGGGCAAAGTTGTATAAACCCTCGCTGTCGACAATAATGCGAGAGGTGGGCGAGCCAATAAATACACCGTTGCTCAGGTCAGTCGTGTTAAATGTAATTGCTGTGGCTGTGTTGATGACTGTTGCTGTTTGTGTGGTGGTGTCAAAGAATGACCCATATCTTGCCCGTTTGAACTCCCTTGGCGGTGGAGTCATCTGCAAGCCCTCAACGGCTTTATTCAGCTTATCCACCAACTCCAATGCCTGATTTGCCCTGTTTTCTGCTAGTGCTGCATTCACTGCTGATTGCTGCGCTAAAGCCGAAATCTGAGCCAAAGCCTCATTTGCAGTAGCCGCAGCATTGTCCGCTTGGAACTCAAAATCAGTTCCCACGATGACTTGCAAAATGTCAACCGTAGAAAACAAAAGCTCAAACTGTCTGATCTGCTGTTGGTCAGTTAGAAACGTAGCAAGCTGATCTCGTGTCAGATTTAATTTGCGGGAAATAGGTGCGGTTGCCATCAGTACGCCAATGGTTCCATCTGTGCTTCCAACCGGACATAAGACACATGAGCATCACTATCTCCACGGAAACGCTGGATGCGCCAGTTCCTCATGTGGCCCTGCTGAAACCATGCGAGGCGCTTTTTGGTGTTGCCAATCGTGCCAACAGAGATAAACTTTTCTTGGCTGTACGATTTGCCATCTAAAGAGTAGCTAGTGCTGATTTGCGGATTCTTTCCAAGGGCAATGCTACCCGTCAGGCTGACCAGTTCCAGCTCGTTAAAGATTGCCCCATTGCTTTCGTTGTACACAATTAAGGTGCCGAATTCCCAGCGTACTTGCTCGCCCCAGTGATGGCCGATGTCTTGGACCAAGTAGCCGATGGAGCTTGATTGCGGGTCGCCTACCAGCCACTTGTCGTAGGCATAGACCATGTTGCGTGCTTTGTATTGGGCAAGCCCTACTATGGCGCTGACCAAGATAAACCAGACTGGGGTTTGCAGAGCCTCAGATGCAGATGCATCATAAACAAGGGTCTGGTCAGGCAGATGCACATAAAGATGCTGGTGATTCTTGTCGTTTCTAGCTTCTAGCTTGACCAATGACAATTGAGCTTCTGTGTACTCCAGCAGGATATTGTCAATCTCCTGCGTGCTGACCTTCTGGGTGGTTGCTGCTGCGCCTATATAGATGCTTGGTGCCTCATTGCGTCCGCTGCCTAAAAACGCTATGCGCTCAACAAAAACGCAACAAGCCTGAGTGCCAATCACGCCCTTTTGCAACTGTGCTCCGTCAATCCTTGCAAATGGGAACAACTCACCACCCACGTTGTCAAACACCTCAACTGTGTTTCTGTTCAATGCATAGACCTCGTTTCGCAGCTTGAGTAACGCCACCACAGGGTCAGGGTCAACTTCGGAACTACCGTACTTCAACGGATTGACTTGAGTGGGGTCAGACAGCTCAGTGACGACCAAGAACTCACCATCAGTGGTCATGAAGTAACCATCCACCCAAACAACATCCAGCACTACTCCAAGGTCGGGGTCTGTGACTTGGGTCAGCGTTGTTCCATTCCAGTAATAAAGCCGCCCACCCGAGGCAATCGCCAGCAAGTCAAAACTGTAATCAAAGGTCACAAGTTGTTCTAAAGGGCCACCAACATCACCCAGAATGTTCACTGTGCCTACGCTGTTGATCTCCACCAGCTTAGTGCCCATCACGCGATAACAGTCACCTTGCCAGTTGATGCCGCCACGGTCAATTCCTGGCCCTGTTCCGTTGGCAACGATGCCATCACCTGGTCGCAAAAACCCATTGCTGATGCCAGATACCTTGGGCACAGGCACAAGGTTGACTGGGTACGATGTACGCAACTCTGGGGTGTTGTCGGTGTAAATACCGTTAACGATAGGTATTTGCATTACTTTGCCTTGTTCCGTGCGCTGATACGTTTTGCCTTAGCCTGAGCATCTGCCTTAGATGATGCGCCCCATGCCTTCAGGCTTAACAGCAATCTAGTGGGTTCACCGTCTTTGTACTCAGGGCCAGGATTGCCACCCATACGCGCCAGGAACGATGCCCTGCGAGGATTGTCACCAGTCTTGACTGGAGGCTTTAGGTTCATGCCTTCGGCCTTAGCAGCGGCACGACCCTTGGCGTTCAAACCACCTTTTGGGTTCTGGCCTTCTTTGCGTGCGTAGGCTGGGGTTTTCATCGATAACTCTTGATCTTTTCAGCTACCTTTTTTGGCTGCTTGGCAAACTGCTTGCCAGCTTTTGTAGCCTCACGCTTTGCTCGTGTGGTTGCTGCGTACTCTGCTGGGGTCAGAGCTTTGATTGCGTTGGCAGGCAGATACCTTTCGCCCGTTTCCGACGATGGCTTGCCTGACTTGGTGCGCCAGTCTTGTTTACCCCAATCTGACAGTGACTTTTGCGGGGCTTTCATTTTTTCTTGGGCGGTGTGTGGGTAAGGTTTTTACTCTGCGCTGTATGTTTAGCACCAGTCATCAGAGTAGCACCTACCTTATGCGTTGGGCCTGTGTACGGTTTTCCGCTTGGTAAGTAGTGGGTTTTGATCTTGCTCATTTATAGCCACCGCCCTTTTTCTTGTACTCCACTGCTAACAGTTGTGCTTTACGGGCTGACCATTCGCCAGGGTCGCCGCCTTTTGTCCCTGCCTTGATTTTCTCAAACAGGGCTTTCCGCATGGTTGGCTTCGTATAGTTGCCAGCCGCATTAACCGAGGACTTGGGTTTCGTAGCCATTATGTATCTACGACTTTAATAACAGCAAAACGAATAACAACGGCCTCTGACAATGAGCCTAAAGAGACGTTTCGCACATTGATGTCAGCAGTACCAATACCGCAGGATGCATTGAACGTATAAGCGCCTAGCGTGCCGCCACTGATGTGATTTATCACGATGATGTCGCCTGGCTCAATTGTGCTGTTTGTAAAAACAAAAGTTACGATAGTAGAAGCAGCTAACGCTGCGTTATTCATGGTGATCTGTCCACAAGACTTATTAAGCACTACCGCTGTAGCCTTGCTGGTTGCTTGCAATACACCACCGCCAGCACCTACTGCATAACCCTGCTTTCCCGTTCCAGTGATGACTTGATTGCCTGATGTGCTAAGACTTACGCCAGTAGCCGCACCAATAGCTGGTGTCACCAAGGTTGGAGTGTTGGCAAATACATTTGCGCCAGTGCCTGTTTCATCAGTCAGGGCGGCAGCCAAGTTTGCGCTTGATGGGGTTGCCAAAAATGCTGCCACATTTGCAGCCAAACCAGACACGCCAGTTGCAATTGGCAAACCAGTGCAATTGGTCAATGTTCCAGAAGTAGGCGTGCCAAGAATCGGAGTTGTTAAGGTTGGGCTGGTTGCAAATACCAACAAACCTGTGCCTGTCTCATCGGTCATTGCCGTCCGTAGATTGGCACTTGATGGCGTTGCTAAGAATGTCTGTATGCCTGCCGCATAAACGGTATTGGCAATAATCTGATACCAAGAATTTGTTGGCTGATAAAACCTAATGGCTGTTGCTGTTCCAGCTGCCAATGAAGTCACAGCACCATAAATGGCCGATGCACCATTCAGCGCAATCGTCAGCGAGGTAATCTCTTGCGTGGTGGTAATCAGCACCGTAGTGCCATCAGGCACACCAGTGTTTAAAGGTAAAGTGATCGTGCCTGTTGCCAGCGTTCCAGCAGGTTGCAACAGCATCCACTGGTCATTGCTGACTGGAGTCGGTACAGTGATGTTGAAGCCATTGCCAGGTACAAACAGATTCACCGCTAATGTGGGCGATGCAAAACTCTGCTGGAAAAACGTCAGCAGCGAACCGATCGATGTTCTCCGAGCATCCCCGTTGTTTGGTGAATAAACCGGAAGCTGGTCGCCGCTTGAAATCGTGTTCAGGACTGGCAGTTGATTGATCGTTGGCATGATTATCCTTAGTTGTATTCAATGGGGCCATCAGGCCCAGCATCCACGGGAAAATAAGGTGGCCTCACATATGGATTATCAAGCCGCCAAGTTTTATTACCAGCACCAGCAGGCATCGTTGCAGGCAGTTGCTGCTCAAGCGGGAATGTTGCTCTTTGCAGCAAGATATCGTAACCCTGCTTGGCAGTGGTCTTTGTCTCAATCATCACGGTCTTGCCGTAACTTGGCGCCAACCTGATTCCTAGACTGCAAATGATTGCCTCGTAAGCTGAATCAGGGACAAGAGTTTCCTCGTCCAAGTCGCTGTCCTGGGGACTGGATGGCAAAGGGTAGCCCAGACGGATGCCCTTGGCGTTCCAGTCTGCCATCATTGCGTCAAGGCGGCGCAGCGCAGATTCAAGTTGCTCGGGCTGCAAATCGAACACATAAGACGCAAGGCCGATCTCTTCAAAGGCTGCGCTTATGAATTGTCGTTTTGTGTAGCCCATGCCAACTCCTCAATGTGTTTAAGTAGTGTCGCATCTGACCAGCGTTTGTCAACCTTCAACCCAATCGCCTCAGCTTGTTGCAGCATTTCCTCGCGTGTTACTGGACTGTCGTCCGTAGGGCTTTCAACCTCAAGCGTTTTAATGAATTCAACGACATCCGGCACTTTAACAACCTGACTGCCAATGGGCGATGGGCGAACCTGTTTGATTGCTTTTCGCTCTATGGCCTGCGCCTTTTTTAGCTTGCGCTTTTGCAGCCGCAACTCCTTCGCAGCGGAAAGAGTTTTGGTCTTAACGATTGCGGCTGACTTAATCATTTCTTTTTCATTGATTTAGCGGCTGGCTTTTTCATCATGCCATACGCCATCGCAACGGCTTGCTTTTGGGGCTTGCCTGCTTTCATTTCTTTCTTAATGACATCCGACATTTTATTGTCGCTCTTACCCATTTTCATTGTATGACCCGCCATTTTCATTCTCCAAAGTAAAACAGGCCAACATCTCTGCTGGCCTGCTTGGTTGATTAACCTACCCGATACACAATGAAGGTATCTGCTGCTGTTTTGCGAACACGGAATCGTGCAGATGCACCAGACGTAGCCGCAGTTGCTGCAGAACCCACAATGGTTACGCCTGTGTTGACCGTGATGGTCAAAGCAAACGCAGCCAAAGTAATGACGCTAAAGTCAAACGACTCACCGATTGCCCACTCAGTTGCCAGATCAAGGTTTGCACCTGTTGGCAGCTGAATGCTACGGGTTGTGGTTGGGGTTGCAGTCACAATGCCAGTCAGCACATTTGCTGCTGTGGCAATCATCGAACCACCATCAGCTATGTCAGCAGGCGCACCCTGAAGTTGCCAGTTGCCATCGTCAGTGATTACCGGGGAAACACCCACTGCGTAGTTCGCACCCGATGCACCAGCTTGAATAGTCACGTTGGTGGCATTGGTGAATGCGCCTGATACAAAGGTGGTGTTTTCGACCACGCTCAATAGGTCTTGTGAATCAGGGAAATTGGGGAAACCAACTTCCTGAAACACGCTTGCTGGTGAGTAGGCTTGAACGGCGATTTTCTCGCCCGCGGGCACAGTAACGGTAGCAGTGCCTTGTGTAAAAATTACGTTGTAGCTCATGATGGCTCCTTATGCTTGATTGAACAGCAAAATACCAGACATTTCTGGCTGCTTATTGACCACACCAAACAGAGTATCAAGACGATACTTGGTCTTCATGGTGTTGACATCGTATTGCTTTTGCATGACCAGCTCAATGCCCTGATCTGTAGAGGCACGCATTACTGCAACGCCAGCATCAGCGGGAACGGAGTAACGACCAGGCAGAATCTCCAGCGCATCTTTCTGCCAGAAGCAGTTGATTGGTGCGGTTGTGGTATTCAAGCGGTTGATAGTGCGACCAGAAGCAGCAGTCACGATACAGTTTTGATACTGCAACTCGGCATCAGTTCCACCTTGTGCGGAGATGATGGGAGGTGTGATAACGCAAGTAGTCGCATTAGTCACGCTCACCACACGGAAGGTTTTGGAGAATCCAGTGCCTTGTTTGGTGATGTGATGGACAGCCTCAACGCCTTGGATTTCAATGGCAGAGCCAGCAGGCAGATCGGTGGTGCTCGACACGGTAATCGTTTGGAAACGATTGTCCACGTTTTGCGTTTCACCAGTCACTGCTGTCTGTGTTGCCACAGGAACGTAGTAGTTAAGAGCTGCAGCCAAAGTGCTCATGGTTGGGTCAGAACCAGTTGCACCAGTCAGGCGGTTTGCGTAGTCCAGCTTGTAGGTTTCAAAGCCAGCCACCATGCCAACGAACGAACGTTCAAAGGCGGTGTTTGACTTGGTGCCTGCAAAGCTACGGGACACGGATGCGCCACCAGTTCCACCAGCGATATTGCCAGCGATGCCGTTGTAGTCGCGTGAGGACAAAGCCAAGTAACGGTCAAAGGCTTGTACGCCCTGCTCGTTCATGATGCTGTCGCACAGGGCCACATCGTCATAGTCACCAGCAGCGGTGCTCACGGTCACGACCAGCGAACCTTGAGCTGCGGCCACGTTCATGATTGCGATGTTGATGTCGGATGCCAGCTTCTGTTTTGCAGCTTCACCCAAACGACCTTCTTGCAAAGCATCACGCAGTTCCATTGCATCAAGAATGAACGGCACAGACTTTTGAAAGCCAAGCGTTGCTGGTACTGACAGCTGTGTGTATGCGGTGAAGTTGTTGGTCTGGTCCATGCCATCATACGATTGTGCGATGTACGGTTGTGGGCGATAGATGACGTTATTGGTGCGCTCCATCATCGAACCATCTGTGTTGTAGATGGACACGTTGCGGGAAAGCACTAGAGCATCGTTAAAGCCTTCGAGGATGTCCTCAAACGCTACGCGCTCTTCCTTACTGAATGAATTTGCCATGATAGGCTCCTATAAAAAATATCACTTGGATGCTGCTCGCTTCTGCTGTTTGTACTGAATGACTTTCGTCATGTTGCCAGTACGGGCAGCATCTTCTCGCAGCCGTTCGAGGGTTGAGTCCACTGCCCCAGATACTCGGCCAGTTCCTGACACGATTCTCTCGGGTGGCGGGGCTGCCTTGCGGTTTGTAACTTTCAATTCTTTTTCCAGTTTTGCTACCGCAAAGGCAAACTTTACGGGGTCTTTAATGTCGGACAACTCTTTTGCCTTCTTTGGATTCTTACCAAGTGCGTAAATGACTAGCGCGGGATTATCCGCACCTTGTAGCACAACGCCTTGCTGGGTAATACTAAAAAGCTCCTGGGCCACGGCCTCGGCATCTTCGTAGTCTTTGACTCGCAGTTCAGCTTTCGCCTTACCGTAGCCATCCAGCTTGGACTGCCATGCTTTTTGCTGATTCATAACTTCAGCTTCTTGCTTGGCATTTATATCTTCGACTTGCCGTTTCTGGTCAAACCAATTAG